GACGCTAAACGAATTTTCCAAATTCAGGGAGGTATCGATTATACCGACCTAAACTTTTGGGTAACAAAATTACCATCTCCAACGGACAATACTGCACCGACAGTGAGTAATGGCACAGTACAGATCACGCTCACTACTAAGTAAACACTATGCCTCTATCTAAGATCACAACTCCAACGGCTTTAGCGGGAACACTAGTCAAAGTGGTGGCCGATTCGGATGGTTCATACAATAATGTGACGGGGAATACTAGCGGTAAAGTCTATCAAGTTAAAATTGATAATTCGCGCAATATCGATCAAGGCGTGTATGTGAAGTATGTAGATTCTGCTTCCGCTACTCCGGGTAGCAGCACTGCGGACATGATGTTTTATGTCAATGCAGGAAAATCTTGCACTTATATCGTAGATACAGGATTCGCTTATACATCTGGCGTCAGTCTTTGGATTTCTTCTGTATCTGGCACCAATAATATATCTTCGCCTAGCAGTGCAGTTACAATCACCCTATTAGCGACATAATGGTATGGAAAATATAGAAACCATTATTGGCGTAATCTTAGTCGCATTTCTAACTACCTTTTTCGGAAAGATTCTTAAAAAAAAGGAGCCTAAAAAGGCTCCACCTAAAGATACTTCTTCTGATATTGCTCGCGAAAATATCCAGCAGACTCTCAATGAAGAAGTCGAAGCGATCGAAAAAGACCTTACCGGTGATTCTCCTGCTGATGATCTAGCGGCTAGAGGTAACGCCAGGAAAAGGCGAAAATGATTCTGTTCTTAGCTTCAATGCTCTTAGCCCAGGCTGACGAGCCCAAATACACATTACCTCCCAGGCCCAATGTGCCCGAGAAGGTAGATGGACAATGCGAACGCACCATTCCGGTTACTAGGGGTCGGCCACTTCCGGAATCTTTTCGGATCTCTCCTTCTTCCTCTCCTTGTTCTGGAGTGGTCGTACCTCTCTCGGATTATGCTGACCTATTAGCGACAGAAGAATGGGCAAAAGCCGTTAATGCTCAATATAAAATTGATATAGCTGAACTTCAAACAAACATTGAATGGCATAAGTACATGCTAGAAGAGGCGACAAAGCCTATCCCCTGGATGGAAAAGCCTTCTACTCAACGCTGGTTTGGTAGAATAGAAACACTCGCAGTCGTCGTAGTTGTCAGTACCGGGTTAGGTGCTACGTATTACTACACATCAGGAGCAGGAAAATGAATATGAAAGAATGGATCGTTCCTGGGGTAACTATAGTTTTTGCTGCGGGCATCTCTTTCGCCTCTCTTGAATCCGCTGCACAAGATGTAGAAGAAATCGACCAACGTGTCGAGATTCTTGAATCCAAGGCAGGCAAGCAAGAGATTGTAGACATTAAAATCGAAGGCGTAGAAAAGCGCCTAGATAAGATGGAAGACCTAATGGCTAAGATGCTTGAGGTTCAGCAGCAGCAAGCCATCAATCAAGCGAAAATCTGCTCCGCTACAAACGCGGATTGCGATTAATGCGTCCCGTTCTCTTAGATTATGTAGCCTCATTAGGCCACACGGTCTTCGAGAAAGGCGAGTACAACCTAAACATCATTGGTATCCGTAGCCGCGACCATAAAGCCAATAGCTTCGATGATCGTATGTGTGTTGTGTTTCGCGATGAGCAGGGTTGGATCACACGCACTTGGGAATGTACTACTGAGCCCGGTAAATACTGGCTTGAGAACCCCACTCGTATCGAAGGAACTGCTATCCTTGTCCCTGGGCAATACCGATCTGTTTGGAAGATCGATAAGCACCAGGGGAGATATGACGCGCTCTGCCAGAGGAACGGTACGGTCAAAACTTACCGGGACAGCAATAAAGACGACATTATTGATCTTGATGTACGGTCTATTACTGAGGGCTATTATGGAATCAATATCCACAAAGCGGGCTCAGCATCGACGCAAGTAGATAAGTGGTCTGCTGGATGCCAAGTGTTCAGCCACAGCAAAGACTTTGAAGAGTTTATGTCTATCTGCTATGCGGCCCGAGAGAAATGGGGAAACTCTTTTAGCTATACACTGATTGATGAACCGGAATTTTAATGGAAGCCTTAATAGACACACTACTAGCCGGGGGCCACCTTGGGCTCTTTGCTGCATTTTTGGTGTACCAGTTTATGGCTATGCAAAAGCGATTAGATAAACTCGTAGAAGGTTTCCAAGAACAGCTTGATGAGATACGTAAAGAGTATGACGCTCGATCAGAAAAAATGCGAGAAAGGTATGACCGAGTAATCGATGAGTACCGAGGTCAAATAGATGAGCAATCTAAAGATTTTTTGATTACCCGAACCAAAGTCCATAATGACATTGTAGCTAAACTAGACCGTATTCTCGAAAACAGAAAACAGTAACGTTTATACGGACTTAACTGACTCGATTGTTGTATACCGGAATTCGCCATCAGCGGTAACAACGCAGTACGCAAGCCCTTTACTCTGTAGTCCAACATGCTGTTCCAGTTGGCTAAGAGCAGATTCCATATCCGCCTTCGCAGAAAACCTCAGAGTAGACTCTACCCCTTTAGTGGCCACAGATAGTTTGTACTTCGGTGAAGGCTTCTTCTTTGCTGGTGCTTTCTTTTTAGCGGGCGCTTTCTTTTTAGGTGTAGGCATGATTACTCCTGGCAGTACATAATAACATAAAAATAAAACCAACCCCTCTGCCCGGTAGGAATCTCTGAAAGTTAAACAGCCCTGCTTTTACTAAAAAACAATCAAAGATATAGGCAAAGGGGTTGGGGGGATGATTACTGTCGTTCCATCGAACGGAGCAGTAATGTTTTTCCAGTTTCAGTAGGAAGAATGGATCTTTCCCGAATCAGTATCAAACCTCTACGTCTTAGAGATCCGACACTCTCGTTGACAGAGTAAACAGTGACTTCTATGTCTTGAGCAATAGAAGCCGCCGTCCACTCTCCAGGCTCGGAAACGGCATAACTCATAACGACTTGGGGCAGACTACCTTTTAATAAAAACCTCTGTCCCAAACGAACCGGCACAAGACTTAACTCCCCTATTTAGGCTTCTGCCCGGTTACTTCCGTACACATGGAAAAACATATATCCAAGAGCATCGATGGTGTCAGATAGAGAGTCACCGTCTTGATGCTCTACCATAGAAACAATTCTATCATTTGCCATGAGAGCAAACCCAATAAAATTATCAAAATTAGTGACAGGGATAACTTCTCCACCAGTCTTCTCTTCGAGCATGTCCATTAAATGAAGTGTGTAATGCCACTCATAATCGCTTACTGACTCTTTTATCATTGGAAACAGTTCTGAAAAAGACATTACTGACTAAGCTTCTCCATTGATGACACTAGTTTATCAGCTACGTCAGATAATTCCATCACTAAGTCGTCGTCCTGCAAACAGGACAGGGCTTCTTCCGCGTGCTCTCGCGCTTCTGCGGTGTCCGTTATGTATTTACACAACGGACAAACCAACTCTTGATGGATAATCAACATCTTATCGTGACGATCACAACTAAACATTCGTATCATTTTTCTAACTCGATGTAGGTCCAGGCTTCACGTTCCCGACCCCTCGGCTTCTGAGTGCTCATAACGATGACTTGGCAGTCTACCTTTTCCAACTCTTTCATCGTCTTCGCTAGCGTCGAGGTGTCCCACATACGGTCATCCAGCACAATCAAAGCTGGATAATCTCCGTTCTCCCTGAGATTTTCGAGCAACCCCGCTGACATGGCCGCAAGGATTCGAGCCTCAGTGCTGCCCGATAGGGCTACGTGTAGGCCATTATCTCGGGCAAGGCCCATCTTTACGGAACCATTGTCGATGACTTTGAATGTATCGCCCGAAGGTAGAAACTCATTGACTGATTTCTGGTATTTCTTCCAGGCACCTTGGTCTTTAAGAAGGGCTGGGATCGTATTAATCAAAGCCTTCTCCAACTCAGCAATCTCCTGGGCATACTTCTTGGAATCTTCGACTACTTGTTTAGCGTTGAGAGCAGCTTGATATTCACCCTTCTTCGCGTAAGCCTCTTCCAACTTTTCTCGGGCATCGTCAGGAGTCATCATATTCTGGATCTTTTCTTTAGGTCCGAACGACTTGAGCGAAGCCTTTATCTTTTCTAGAATCGGATTACTCTCATCGACTTGCCCTTCGGAATCTCGGTATGTCCGATACATTTCCTTCAAACGTTCTAATCGTTCAGCCTCGGCAAGTTGGAGCCACAAGGTAGACAGTTGAGTATCACTGACAATTTCAGGATTCAGCAATTCAAGCATCTGTTGAGCAGCCTTAGATTTAGACGACTCTTCCCTCTTACGCTTGCCCAAGGCTGTGATGAGAGAAGTGACAGATACGGATTCTGCACCGGCAATCTCTTCAAACGCCCCCCACATCCCCTCGGGCAGATTAGCGAGGACATCCTCGTTTATGCTCTGTCCAATGAGATTGTCATAGAAGAAGTTTCGGATGGTCGCATCGCTTCCAGCCATGACTGCTTTTAGGTCATTCATCGGCAAAGCGTAGCCCTGCACACCATGTCTTTTGGGCCGCTTACCTTCTTCCAGTACCCAATCAGCCGACTCGCCGTTGTCTAGTACAGCCTGGGCATACACAACCTCAGACCCTTCGGGCCGAAGTGTAGACAACTGATCGCCACTTTTGATTGGCTTATTTCTATACAGCATACCGAAAGCTGACCCTGTTAGCGCCAACTGAACCGCTTCTGCGATAGAAGATTTCCCACTCTCATTAGGTCCAATCAAAAGCGTATGCTTTCCAAGATTAAACGTCTTAGAGTTACCATCCTTACTCTTGATATTTGTCGTGATCTCTTTAACAAAACTCATTTTGCACTCCTTTCATCCATTTTTCCTAACTCTAGAATCGCCCAACTAAAGGCTCTTCCCGGCTTATTTCTACCCGCTCGCCAGCGATAAACACTCACAGAACTCGGGTGTACCTCCCCAGGCATTTGCTTTCCGATAGCGATAGCTATCTGTTCATCAGTGAAACCCTTTTCCCTTAAACGGTTTAGGATTTCTTTCACTTTCTCTATATCGACTTTCATCCTCTCTCCTAATTGGTCAAGATGCGGAAACCGGAAGTCCAATCTTCCGCATCAAAAGTTTCAATCCCTCTCACTGGTTTCAGTTTTCCTGAATCCTTTTCCCACAAATAGACTGTTCGCTTTGCGTTCTTTGCGTGCTGTATGATCGCCGCAGTAGATCGTCCGCATACCTCATCAGGTACGACGAACATCCGATAGCAAATATCTCCAGTCATAGAATGTTTCTTAGCTACAACCTTCTTCTGCCACTGTTCCCAATCACCAGAAAATGATTGTTGATGCTCCCTTCTACCGGAAATGACCCTAATGTTAGGAGACATATAAGCCCCTATCTTTTTATGAAACCGTTTCGTTAGAAGTTCCTGCAACTCTGAACGATCTTTCTCGATTTTATTTAAGGTATGCCCCGATGGGTGGGCGTAGAACACTCTTAGATGCTTGATCTTCCTTGGGTCAGCCATTTTTTCCCTCTAATGATAATCTTTTTATCGCTTTTTTCTCAGCCCGGTTTGCTCCATCCAAGGCTGTATAAGTCCCTGTAAACACAGGTTCTCCGTTAAAAAGTATTCTCAATGTCCAAGGTTTTCTATTTGCTATGTCGAATACCTTTTCCGATTTATACATCACACCTCCTTCCAATTCATGCCGATCTCCGCTTCGGCTGTATAGTTGACTCGGGCTCCATCCCTACGGCGACGAGTCATCGCAGTTTGAAGCCACTCCTTTACTTTCTCTCCATCATCCTCGGGCACTTCGAACAATAGAGAATCGTGACACTGGTTCACTAGACCTGTCTTATTCTCAAAGTCGAATGGTATGACGCCAACACCACTTTGCTCTACAGTTTCTGTCGCTCTACCTGGGTGGCCCGTAGTTAGTTGCAGCATAGATTCATGCACCACAACTGCTCCACCTGTTTGTATTGGGTGGTTCACCAACTCATTTAGCTTCTCTTCATCCTTAAAATCTCGACGCCTGCCCCAAAGAGAATCCGCTACGTATCCATTTCTCCTGTAGCTGTTCCGCGTCTGCTGCCACCATTGGGGGATCTCGGGATCTGCCCTCTCCAATCCTCGGACAACATCGCGAATGTCCCTTTTTGTGAGGTGCGAGTAGATGAGTTTACCTTCATCATCCTCAACACTGACGACTGCTTCCCATATTCTCGGGACGCTGGCTGCGTATTGCCACGCGTATCGGACATTCTTGGTAACGCCTCGCGTAGCTTTGAAAGCGTCTTTGCCTTTTTGCGTTCTCTCTTCTGGCGCTCCTTTGAGCGACCATATGCTTTTTCCATAAACAATCTCCATTGTCTCGTTGTGTGGGTCTAGGCCCGAATTAATAACTTCAATAAGTCTTTCAGCGTTTGCTTCTTCTGCGATGTACCGCAACTCCAACTGGTCTGCATCAGCGCCGACAAAGACATGACCGGGCTGGGGAATAAACAAGTCCCGAAGATCATAAGGAATGTTTTGAGCATTAGGTTCCGAAGATGAATACCTACCTGTAGCGGGTAGTCGATTGTATGCTGGGTGTACTCGACCATCAGGTAGTACCAAGCCCGAGCGTAGAGGTTTGATGTATGTGCTCAGCAGTTTTGTATTTCGTCTGACCAAACGAATAGCTTGAATAAAGGTATTCTTTTCTTCGTCTAGTCCGTACTCCGTAAGCATCCTTCGTAGAGAGTCATCGTCTGTACTAGGGTCACCGCTTTTCTCGTTGTATTTGACTGGCGACAATCCCCATTCATCGAAAAGTATTTTCCTAAGCTGAGTAGTAGAGTTGGGATTAAAGTCTGTCGGCCCTATCTCTAGGCATATATCTCGATACTTCTTGCCCTCAGTCTCAAACCTAAACTCATGCTCCAACAGTTTTGCTTGATCTACAAACATTCCAAGGCGCTGCATCTTGCAGCCAATGTCTTGTAGTTGATGCTCCAACTTTAATAGAGGCCACTGCTCTCTCTTCTTGATTACTTCTGTCAAAGGCTTCATCGCACGTATCGTTACGCAAGAGTCTTTGGCACAGTAGGTGTGTAGTTCGTGGTCAGTGCGTGCCTGCGTAGCCGTATGGTCAGCTTTCCAGGCTTCCGTAAAGTCTGTGTACCTAGAACCCACAAAGCCTAAGTTGTGAGGCATTTCGTTATCTGCGAGTAGGTGCATCAACAAAGTATCTGCGGATAACTTAGGGGTTACACCCAACTGTTCTTCGCAAACGATTCTATCGTATTGCCCTGCGTTGTGCCCGAGGAGAGGTACCCCAGGATTCCTGAGAAAGTTTCTAAGAATCTCCAATAGGATTTTCTCTTCTTGTGGGTTGAAATTACGAGTAGCGCCGTCGATAGATAAGATGGGCACAACTACCGCAGTCTTCTCATTCGAGAAAGCGACACACCTCAGTCGGGCATCTAGCGGATTCTTAGCGTCAGTCTCAACGTCATACGCAATCGGCTTACCCGCTGCCCGCAGAGCAGCCAACGCAGACTGAACCTCTCTGATTGACTGGGGCCGCAAGATTAGCGGGTCTTTCCACAAAAGGTTTCCATCAAAAAACCTAGCAGCTTTGGCTATGTCATGTTGATAAGTAGATCGCCACTTAGGTCTTTGGATTATAAAATCGGGGTGCAGAGTGTATGCGACGAGGATGTTCTTAGTCCTATCCCAAGGTGCGGGAATCGTTTCGCATGAACCTCTCAGCTTCATAATGGAAGGGTTACCGCCTCTAAGCGCAGCCGCTGCGGTGGCGCCAAGGCAAATGAATTTAGTGAAACCTTCCAACTCTTTGTGCAGCCTGGGCTTGCAGCAAGAGTGTGGAGTAGACCATTCAGGCTCATCTTTTGATCTGCGTTTTCTGTTCCGCCTACCTAGTCTGAGCATATAGCCGGATAGGTCATCGGCCTTCGGTCTACAGGCAATCGTATTCGTAAGGTGACAATCTGTGCGGGAGATTCCCACTGCATCCAAGGCAGCTTGTAACTCCATCCCACTTGGGCCGACGAATGGGCGACCCTCTTCTATCTCTCGGTTACCAGGGGCCGTACCTATAATGGCAATCTTATCGCCGTCATGGGTTTCCGCTCCTACCGGAAACATTTCACCGGAGCGATGCAGGTCGCATCCAAGAGGACACGACCTGCAAAGGGCTCCGTTAAAGGATTCGATCGCCTTACTCATCACTATCGTTGAGCAAGAAGTCGAAGTCATCCCCATCGTCGTCCGCTGCTCCCACAGCTTCAACGGGTGCAGTTGAGGATGCGCCATTCGATGTCGGCTCTTCAACTACGACATCAGAGTTTGATGGTGCGTTGTTGCTGTACGCAACCATTTGTTCCCACTGACCTTGTTGGTAGAAAACGTATCGAGCGTAACTACCATCGATGCGGTTCCCGCTATCGTCTGTATCAGCAGGAGTGTATTGGAAGAATACATCACGGCCACACAGCTTGTGGAAGGGAACCTTGTTCTTCCCAGCCACCTTGTCTTCTGGAACGCCAGCGGACAAGAGAAATGCTTTCACAAAAGGAAGGCTATTGGGATTATCCAAACCGAAACTTTCGCGGTGACGAATACCATTCGTAACCATGTAAGCGTACAGCCGGTTTGTATCAGGGAAGTGCTTAAACTCCGCAATCGATGCTGCGTGAAGGCCAGCGGGCAAAGAGCCCAATCCTCCAGCCGCGTTTACTCCTTCAAAGTTCAGTTCAATACTAAGATTTTCCATAATAAATGGACCTCGTTTCATATGTTGTTGTGTTTTAGGTAAAAGGAAGAGCAGTAGCCCTAAATGGGAGAGGTAAAAACAAATGATAAAAAAACTATCCCACCTCGGACTACCACTCCTCCAGGTTTTCCTCGGCAAACAAGTTGTCGAGAAGATTGTTTTTCGCATTAAGCAAGACGGCTCTGTGTAGAGAGTCCTGTATCGCCCAGCGAACATGAGGTAATTCGTATTTCTTTCGCAGCTTTTCTGCTGCTGGCTTCAACGTTGTTCTCCATTCGAGTATGTCATTCTTTAACACCAATGAAGATAAGTCATTCACTACACCTTCCATCCACTCTAATCCCTTGGCTCTAGGAATATCGTAGCCAGCGCATCGCAGTGCTTCTCCTACATTTATCGGAGCAGGGTCAGGGAAAATGTCGAGCCTATCGCCGCTGATATACTCAGCGTCAGGGCCGGTGCGTAGTATGTACTTCCAGGGTGCTGCCGTCGCATCGTACTTGACTCGGGCAACGACATCTGCGAACGCTGAAAACTGTTCCGGCAATTGACCGGGCAACTGCGGCCCGCCCCTGACGTACTTGCCGGATGAAGTTTTAGGTGGTGATTGATGACAGTTGAATATGACATGGGTTTTCTTGGCTGTTGCAGTTCTAGCTGCGTCACGCATTTCTAAAACTTGGTGTCGGAGTGCTCGCCACATATCTCCGAAGGAATGTTTCTTCTCAAGTTGTTGGATTGTCTGTTCGACCAACAGAGAAAAGTCATCAACTACGATTGTTGGATGCTTACCCGCATTGTCTCGAACGATCTTGGAAGCCTCCTGAACATTGGTCGGCGCCAAGTATTCGACTCCACTCAAACCAAGGTAGTTGGTGATCGGGAGCAGCCCCCCCGGTTGCGCGATAAACAATCCCGCTGCCCCTGCTGCTCCCGTCGCCGTGCTCTTACCTGTCTTCGATGGTCCGTAGACCACTGCGAATACTCCCGACTCTTCTACCTTCTGTTTACTCACTGCCCACTCCCCACTGACATTGTTCAAACGCATCACACTTTCCGTACTTGTGCGTGCAAATCATATTCGAATATGTACCGGGCCATTCCATAGGTGGACGACCTTCGTACCTCTCAATCATTTCTTCTACGTCGCAAAGGTTTCCGACGAACCTCGACAACGCATCTGGTGCAGGCTCAAGCAAAGACCTGTCGAACGCAAACGGTGCGCGTGTCGTGATGCGGTTGATGATAACTCCACCGAATCTTTTACCGAATCTCTTTCTACCAAACATCTGATAGCCAAGCATTTGACCGTCTAGAATATGTGGACTGAGTGTTACCGACGCAATCCTATAAGCAGTCTTGTGGTCTACAATCCAAACCTTACCGTGCTCATCTTCGACGATTAGGTCTGCTCGTTGTGTATACAGCCACTTACCCCTAAGCGTAGCACGCAACTCTTCTTCCACAGAAATGACTTTCCACTTCTTATCGTCGCCCCATCGCAGGCGGTATGCGTTCACCATGTCGCAACAGTGGTCAACCAACCCTTCCCACGCGGGGCCATTCTTTTCTGCTAACTTCAGAATCGCGTCCACTGAAGTATAGTATTTCTCTGGATCGTTTCCAGAGTCTGCCGCCTGCTTGCGGGCGTATATGTGCGCCAATCCGATGTGGACCAGGGAGCCCCGTATGAGAGGCTCGCTCTCAGGGAAGGGCACAGCCCCACTCTCGCGCAGCGCGAAGAAGCGCAGGCACCGTGCGGCAGTCTCAATGCGGTGCCACCCCCTCTCGGATGGCCCTGCGTCCAGTAGTATCTTGCTCATTGATCTCTCTCCTTCTATTCTTATATAGTTGCAATACGGCTGTCAAGCATTTGTTGCAGATATTATGCGTGCCAGTAGGTCACCCTCTGATGCCGAAAACGAATCTTCGAATTCTGTGATCATTTCATCCTGAGCGACCGCGCCAACTGCTGGTAGCTTGTCCAACAAAACCTCAGTCACGTCCTCATCTACAGTCCCTTCGGCAATCACGTATGAAATCAGCACCGGCCTATCTCCACCCAATCGAATGAATCGGCCCTCCCACTGCCGAATCTGCCGAGGTGTCCAAGGCAGCATTACGATCAATGCCAAATCTGTTTTCTGCAAGTTGATGGACTCGCCCATCGAGTCCCCCGTCGCAATAAGAACAGCGGCCCCCTTAGCGGACATATACTCTCCGCGAATCTCATCGCGCTTCTCAGTGCTCAGCCCTCCGTGCGCCCACCACACCTGGGCAGTGACGCCTTCTTTAGAGAAATGTTTCTGCACTTTGTCAGCTATCTCCTCACTATCTTTGCGTCTGCCTGTAAAGACTGCGACCCTTTGACCGCATCGAGCAGCCTCAGTCACACGTTCAATGACGTACTTCTGTTTACGTGTGGCAGCTTCTTGTAGGTACAACTCAAACAAACCCTCATGGTTACCCATCTTCGATGCTTTTTGTATCTCTCGTTTGAATCCTCCTGCGGGCCTGTTCTGTTCTTCTTGTGATAGATGTACTACCTGCCGACGCTTGGGCGGGAGGTTAGCCGCCATCGCTTTTTGGGAGGTCTTATGTTTGACCAGCTTTAGTCGGCTATTCAACTCATCAGAGTTACTAAGACCATCGTACTTCCATCCATAAGTATCCTCGAACCCTCCGCAATAACGGACACCGAATTGGTGGAAGGTGCCCCACTGCCACGGCTCTACCAAATCCAACTGTGCCCACAAATCCCTGGGCCTATTGGGTATTGGCGTAGCGGTTAGCCCCAATCTCCGATTGGAGTTCTTAGAAAGTTCGCTGGCGTTTGCCGAAATGTTTTCTCTAGATTTCCACTGCTTTTCCCCAGACGCAGACATGACAGCAAATACACGCTTGGGGTTCTTAGCGCAGTGGATCTCATCGAACACTACACTGTCAGGGTGCATCTTAGTGAGCACCGGACCCCAATGTATCAGAGTCTCCCAGGCTGTAACGTAAATAGTATCAGGTTCAGGGACAAACGTTTCTGCGGATTGACCAGTCAGTAACTTGGTTCTCAGAGTAGTGTACTTGCGTATCTCTTCTCTCCATGTACCTCGGGCAATCGCCCTAGTGACTACCAACTTAAACTTAGAGCCAGCGGCGCACAGCCACACGATTCCGCAAAGCGTTTTTCCAGAACCGGGAGGTGCCCACACATTAGAGGCAGGGCGTTTAAGTGAATGGGAAACCGCTTTCATTTGATGCGGCATAAGGAACCCTTTTACCCAGGGCTGTAAGGCGGGTGATTTCAGAGCACCTTCAAGTATCTTGGCTCCATCCCTTTGATGTTGGTTCCACTCAAGAATCCCACACGCATTGTGAGGTACTCGATAACCATTGTTCTTCTTGTTCTTCCACACTCCAGGCAAATCCTCTGCCCACACAGGAACAGAGTCTGCCCACGAAAATAGGTCAGGCATTTTATTTCTCGTTTAGTTTTTGGGGAATTCTACTACTTGTCCAGAGGTCTTTTCTTTACGTGTCAAGCCTACATAGACTTTGACTTTGGACCCTGCGATCCTAGCGTTCGTCTTCTCTACACCTTTCAATGAGACAACGGCCAGCCCCAACTCAGCCTCGGGCGGAATGTAGTTGTGGCCGTGACTCTCGCACCACTCTCGGAATGATGCGTACAGACGTTCGCATGGTATGCAGTTTTGCAGAACAGATTCTGAGATCCGCACTCCCATTCTAGGTTTATACATTTCTAGAATAGAAACGACTCCCAACTTCTTGATGTCGTCTAAGAACGCATCGATTGATGAGAGGCTAGCGGACTGTACTTGTCGTCTAGCTTTCGTATCCAAGGGGTAGGCAATCAGTTTCCAGTCAACCTTTAAGGCTTTTAGGTAGTGGGCATAGGATGAAATCTCATCACGGAATATCGGTTCAAAGGTTCCACGCTTAGAATCAAAGCACGATCTCAACATCTTACGGTGTTCGGGCGTAGGTTCAGCGGCTGCTAGTATGGTTATGCGTCTATCGTTTTCGTCTAGTACAAGGGGTCTTCTGTTATTAGAGGTCATCCACCAAGACATTCTATTCTGAATCTTGGTCCGTGCTGCGTAAGGGGCGGCACAGTGTACCTCTTCATCTGTGATGTAACTTTTCAACTCACTCACTACGTCAGTCATTCGCGGGTCTACACCAACTTCGTCAGCTAGAACCAGCAAAGCTGCGACGTAACTCGAATTGAACTTATCTCTCAATGCTCTATTCGACACCACGGCTGTATTCCCTGGGCCGATTATCTCAGATAAGATTCTACCGTAAAGGCTCTTACCAATACCCTGATGCGGTGAAATAGATATTGTAGCGACCATCGATCTACGTTCAGGAAACTGTGCCAGGGCAGCGGACCAATGGATAAGCCACTTCATAGCTACCTTATCATGGGCACAAAGAACACGGATAACTCTCAGAATCCTAGGCCAATCGCCCTGAACCGGGCTAACCTTGGGCTTAGAGTAGAGGTTAATCATTCTACCGACATCACCCCATAGGATTGAACCGCCACGGGGAGAGCAATCAAAACCGTATGCTTGCCTAGATAGTGTGTGGTCTACCAAGGCTTGAGCATGTCGAACATCTGTTCCCTTGGGCAGTAGTCCAACTAAGTGATCTACTAAATGGCTCTTCTGCCAAGGGTGAGAGATTGCCCAGGAACCTTTCTCTCGTCTATAGAAGACTCCCTGCGGAGCACAGTAGACAATCTTATCTTCTGCGTATTCAATCAACTCGTCGGGAATCTCGCCCAACAGTTTCTCTCTTGTCTCTACGCTTCGAGGTGCGGAGCGTTTGCTTTTCTTTCCGCCTCCGTCACCCTTCTTTAACCAGAACTGTTTTCCTTCATGCGTGTGCCTTGAACTAGTACACTGCAAGAATGATCGGCCATCATCCATTACACGTAGAAAAGCCGAGCCGGGGGATGCCCCATCCTGAAAAGGACAAGCACATCTGTACTTACCTGGACCCTTCTCCACTACCTCAGACACAGGCAAAGACTTGCCATCATCTAAAACAAGCTGCATGTCAGAGGACAGTTTCGACTCTCCCCCTTCCCCGCTGCTCGATTTTGCTGATGATAGTTTATCTACATCAAGTGGATTCCCAAAAACATTTATCTCGCTCACGTATTCCTCTGCTCCCAATCTCCTAACCGGCATAGCATAATGCCTCGCTATGTCCCGACACTGCCGGTCAACCCCATCAACATAACTGATGAGGGAAAGGCCATTGTCCCATACGCGAACAAACTCATGTGGAAGAATAGGTCTATTAAGGAAAAAGACTAACCGGAATCGGGGGTTAGCTTTTGTGTGACTCCACGTTGTATAGATGACAAAGGCGTGCCCAGCTTTGCGGAGGTCCGATGCCATGAGATTCGGTGAGGTATTACCAGAATCAAAATCATATACCAGTGCTGACAAACTAGAAACGTTTCCGTTCTTCCTAGTCTTCCCAGGCTGATAGAGAGCGGGCGACCAGCATGGTAGCTTACGCTTTGGAAACTCGTTTATCTTAGTCGGGGGTCTTAGGAATAGTTTATCTACCTGAGACTGACATTTGACAACGACCTGTTGCGGCCTTACACTAGTAAAGCCTGATAAGAAAAGAGAAATTTGCCAATTATATATTGCTCCAGTTTGGAAGTCCTTGCTCTCCACTCTGATCTCCGCAAGTCCCGAAGTCGGTTGCTCCCCGGCTTCGGGACATCTTTTTAGGGTTAAGTATTAGTGCCATTTTCTACTATGTAACTACGCTCCCATACCAGGGGGCGCAAGCCACCACGTCGCCGCACCTGACGACGCTCAAAACCTGCCGCAGCTAAGAGCCTACCAGCCCAAACCTTCACGTCATGTTCGGCTAGTAAAACCTTTTCTGGAAATGCTGTATCCAACAACTCATCCATAGTGAATGAGCAGATACGGATACCGTCATCCGATGCCGCCAACGTATGAGCGGCGGACAATAGTTTAGCGGCATCCAGGGTATCATACTTGCTGGCCCTGCTATTGACTGGACCAGAAGCGTTCCCGTGATTCGCTAAGAACAGGGCTAGACTTTCTTCTAGGATCTGTTCTTTAGAAAAACCAGAAGCGGTTTGTGCCGCCTCTAGTAGCTTCTGCAATTCTCCCTTTCCCATTTCGAACCTCCTTCGTATGGGGTAACTGAGTAGACCATACCTGTCAAGGGTGGTTCACAACCTGACTAGTAGGGGTGACTAGTGGGCTGTTTTCCACGTCGCACCAAACTCTATATACTATATTCTTCCTTCAACTAATGACGCTAACACTGTCTACTGTCTAATGACCCATGTTAGTTGGTTGGTTGTTTCACATAGGGTGATTATCGGTAGGGTGTCTATTACCCCACTAGTCTTTTATGCTTCATAAGCACACCAAAACCCCTGAACACCCGTTCAGGCGCTCAGGGGTAATGGAGTATCTATGACTCATCGCCTCCCAAAGAAAGCATAGCAGCAAGAACACTGTTCTTCTTTGTCTGCTCAACTGCCTTGTGAAGTTTCTTGAGAGTAACTCCGAGCATACTTTCATACTCTCGAATCGTTTCTCGCTTCTCACCAAGGGCACGCTGTCGAGATTCCAAGGCACGTTTCTTCAACTTACCAGAAGCAATCTCGTTTTCCATGTCCTTCAACTCTTTGAAGATATTGTTCTCCAAAGAACCGACAACAGCGCGGACAGCTTCATCGTCCATAGCTGTAGTGAACATGAATACTTTAGACGATGACTTACCCCGTGAAGAACCTTCAACGGTATCCGCAATCTCTTTCCAAAGACTCAAAGAATCTTTTGGAATCCAGTAAGCGCCACCTGCACCGGAAGCACAGGCCATGCCGCCTACATGGTGAGCCAACTTGACTAGCATCTTCGACACATCATTGGCCGGGATGCAACCCAACTCAGCTTCGAATAACTGCTGGATGTTATCGACAGTCACTTGTTCAAGACCGCCGTTATCATCGTATTCATCATTCGGATTGTGGAATGTAAGCCCATCGTACTCAGATTTGACGATGACTTTTGCTTGGCCCTCCCAGTTTTTGCTGGAAACAGATGCGTTAATCACAGCAAAGTTTGCGAAACCAGGCAGCGTCTTGACAGACTCACTTCCGTATTGGCTTTTAAGAGCATTACGGAGAGCGACATGCCTGGTTGTAGGCTCAGGGCAAAAGTCACCAACACCAATGGTGAGTAGTTTCTTTTGTACGTGACTTCTTATTGCCGGTGCTGATTTCCACATGGTAACAGCGCCACCAATTGAGATTTCTTTTTCTTCCATTGTTTCTTACCTCTATTAAAAAGTTGGGAGCGACCCAACGTTGATCTCATCAGTGCGGTAGCTATCCGCAGACGACTCCCTGAAACCAGGGAATCGTTTCGTCATTCATCATTCGGCATCGATACGAATGTTTCGAGCCCAACTCGGGCCGTCCCTTCCACTTTTACCCGTCACACCAACAATGACTTTCATCCCTTTCGGAGCATTGTCAGGCCAGGGAGTGTACCCATCAGTGAGTACGATACATAAGTCAGGGGAAGGTTTCAGCTTTCTAGCTTCTGCTATCCCAACTCTCATATCAGTACCGCCACCACCTAAAACTTTAATCTTAGATGTGTGACTCACTCTTTGGCGGGAATGTACCTGGGCATCAGTGGACAGTACGCGGATACCGCGACCGCCCAATGACTTTAGAACACCCTGAGTTTCTCTCAAGGCAGAATCTAAATCACCACCATACATAGAACCAGATGTATCCAAGACAATCACAGTCTCGGGCACGGGTCTACGAACAGCGGGCATGATTATGTCGCCATAGATAGATTGCCTACGTGATGGACGGCGGTATGTAAAGTCCACCGCCCCAGCTACATCAGCAGCACACGCTCGAACAGCAGCAGCTAACTCTTTTTGCCAGGAAACTTTAGGCGGTTCAATCTGCCGCATAGCTTCTTGCAATAGTCCACCGGGCACACGCCCTCTGGTTTTAGCATGTTCGACAATCTTACTAGATACATCATGCCTGATACATTCCTGTAAGGCTTCCGGTATTGATGGAGTTTCATCCCCATCTTCCCAATCACGGGGCTCGCCATCCATAGATGAGCCACCGCCTTTACCTTTACCTCCGCCTTCACCCTCGTCTTCGCCATCTTCTTCTTCCTCGCACTCAAAATAAAACTCAGCGAGTTGTCCGTTTTCTTGGCCGATGTCAAAGGGCAATAGAGGTGGATAGTTTAGAGGAAAAGGGAAACCTTCTCCGACTAGATCGTCATTGATCTCACGATCAACGGCTTTATTCCAGCGGGAAGAATCCCTACCGTCCCTCCTATTCGCATGGTCGAGCCAGCAGTGTAGACATTCATGCAACCAGATGGTTGCAAGTTCTTCTACGGAAACATTTTGGACGAAAGCAGGATCATAATAGAAACGACCCTTGCAATCCGTCGCACACGTTCCGAAAGAACTGCCAGGTTTAGCGACCAGAACCATAGACAATAGTTGCGGAGCAAAGTACCTCCACCTATTTACTGCTATGAGTCTAGCCGCCATAACTTTCTCCCTTATTTGGAGAGAATCTTCGACGATCTCACGATTCATTACTTGCATTTTTTACCTCTTGTTTTGTGTAGCGAAAATCACATACACAGAAAGGAACACCGGTCCGAAGAACGGTGTTCGATTCTTTGTACCTGATTCAAGAATCCTGGTAGAAGGACGACACTTCCCACTTAGGCTTCATACCTCTGTGTGAGTTGCCGAACTGTTCTCCAGTCCTTTCAATCATAATCCAATATGGATTGCCCTTACTATCATTCGCCGGAATGTATCCGTACCCAGCATCGAGAACATGATCAGGGATTATAGTTGGGAAAAAGTTTATCCCATCCCTACTCAGTTTTGATCCTAAGATTCCAGACAACAAAGCCTTACGGAACCAAAGTTTATTTTGGTGCCGCTGCCATTGAGAGGCTCTACCTGTACTGATATTCCAAAGCGGACAGGCGTAGCTGTGGTCTTGGTCGGTCAAGGTTTTGATGTATGCTTTCGTCATAGAATCTCTACGATCCCGCATACGTTCACTAAGGGTAAGAGTCCGAGTGAATCTACTCGATTGAGATACCCTATTTCTCCTTTCCCGTATCTGATAGCACTGGTCTGCTATTTCTCTCAACTCTTTCGGTAAAGCTTTTCTGTCAGCCAGATAACTACCTTCACAAACGAGTCGATAGTTTTCTAAGACATCCATACAGCGATACTTCTGTCCCATAGCACGGGCTACTTTCATAGCTTTCTGCGCCCGCTTACCTCGGTGGGCGGTCAAAGTTAGCCGACCATCGGGCCACACTACAATCTTATGATGCTTTCTACAGCATCGAACAGACGTTTGTAGTATAGGCATACCAGGCTTTCCAAAGTCCAGAGACTTATCTGGAAAAGCATAGTAAGGAACAGACGTTTGAAAGCTATGATGACTGAGGCCCCGCTCTCGCAGAGCCTCATTAGGTAGTTCTCTTATCCATCTTTCGGCACCACTAGTGACGTGAATAAACTTGGTCTTCATGCTTACCCCTTCACGATACCAGCGGCAGCGTACATGGGGAAGAATCGTTCCACTTCATCAGGGATAATAGCACCGGCAGGCATACCGCCTTTAAGTAGGGACCGACAAGCAATAGCTGCGATGTCAGTACCACCTTTTTCAGCGGCAGTAATCATTACTCGGATACCATTTTCCCAACGCTTCGCTGTATTCTTTGCGAGTACAGCAGCAGCCACACTAGCTAGCGTTGCGTGCGCCTTATCACCACGTTCAAAGTGTTCATACAAAGACGGGTCAGCGATCAGAATCTCAGGGTCAGGTAAATCTAGTTGCTCTCGGAACGTCATAAAAGACGTAGCCGCATGACCAACTGTACCTTTCGCAAGATAATGAATCACTGAATCGTCAGCGCCAGAACACTCAGCCGCAGCTAGTAGAGTACAAAAGTTGTCCCACGAACGGGGAGAACTCCATGCTTTACCTTGGGCTTCTTCTTCCTTTGGAAGATCCAAAAGATGAGAAGGGAAACGTCTAATATAAGTCGTCACCAGAGCACGCTTTGATGGAATCAGATTCCTCCAACCTTTAGGAAGCTTAGTAACTTCCATGTCGGGCCAGCCGGAAACCATACCATCGCACCAGTCGTCAGTAGATAGAGAACAATCCAGATGAACCATACGGTTCGCCATAGGTGGAGCCAAGTCCCACCCACCAGCAGCCTGCTCGACAGGATTAGCAGACAAAGCAATAGACAATCCCTTGGGCAAGGCAAAGTCTCCGCACTTCCGTTCTCCTACAATCTTCAAGGCAGCAGCCTGAACAGCAGGGGGAGTACAAGAAAACTCATCCAAGTATAGGATTGTATTGTCATCACAATCGTAAGCCCACTGCGGAGCAACACGTTCGAACCTACCATCTTTAATGATGGGCAAGCCCGTATCTGTTGGGTCCATAGTAGAACAGATGAGTTCAACAACTTTCTTGTTTAACTCTCTGCCGATTGCATGTGTCCGCGCAGTCTTCCCGATACCAGGAGGCCCCCATAAACATACGGGAACACCGGCTTGGATACATAGCGTATAAGCAATATCTATATTGTTACTCATTGTTTTTTACCTCATAAACCACCAGGCAAAAACACCTGGCGTGTATACCGATTGCATCAGCACACAGTAAAGGACACTTTCCATCCAACCAAGGACAGAAAATGTCCGATACTTTGGGCTGAAACCCAGTGAAACATTTTCCTTAAACTAAAGGGAAACATTCTTCCTATGACAAGCGGAACATTTAGTTCCATAGTCATGTCTTCCATTCAGTGTATAGAACCAGCCATTGTCGCAGTGCCCACATACATCACACGTAGGAGTATACATAGCGGCATACTTTTCTTCCCAATGGTTCACAACTATCCAGTCGCCGTTCCATTTTCTATTGTTCAGGACTAGGCCACCATCTTCGCTGTGAACAGACACACCAGGCAGGCCGTTCAATCTTTCCTTTGTAGTTATAGTATTCCAACCACAAGTTGTGACTTCACGTTGACCAGTGCGAGTGTTCAATCTGGCTATGTTATTACCGAATAGGAACAGACGAACATAACCGCCATCAGTAGTTACTTGAGTATTGTCCTTACTAAAGTTTCTATGATTAGAGAACGCTTCGATAGCTTGTTCAGTTATCTTTCTCATATTGTTTTTACCTCTCGTTTGTGCAAAAGCGCACAGTAAAAAGCACCGACCACAAGGGCCGATGCTTTTTCCAATAGGCTTTTACTATTCCTCACACATTCGCCCGGTCCCATCGCAGGCTGTGCATTTACCGTTCAGCCCACCGCCTTCACCGTCACAGATTCTACACATAATCTCCTCCGGAATATTGAAGGCGGAGAGTTGCATAGTCTGAGCCAGTGCAGCAGCGTCCCTGGCTGAAAGCTGGAAGCGTTGGAAGACTTCGCGATCGATGTATTCCTGGGCAGATTCCATCGCAGTCTTCTTCAATCTTTCTCGGGCATCAATCCCTGCCTGAACAAAGTCATACTCAGGGATAGCCACCACATCAGGAGCATTACGCGTAGAACGTGGGATAGGATCACCAAGAACAAAGTGCTCGTCCCAATCCGGAACAACATCGTATACGTTTTCATCGTTCTCGATGCGCGTAAGTTGTTCAGCCGTGACAGGAACAGGAGTCGGCTTAGTTAATGTCCAAGTTTCCCCGTCGTCCAGTACATAGATAAACACTGCTTCATCCTCATAGTGTGGACGTTCGATATTTGTTTTACCAACACCGGATCGATTTGTTTTACCAACACCGGGCTGACCAAACTCGATCGCCATACCAGACTCGTTACACATAGAATCTGAATCGATTTCTATAATCTCAGGGTTCCGCGCCTCACACTTACGACACACCAGGATACCATCCCAATCTGTGTAGTAAGCGTTACAACATGCGGTCCTTAACTCTGTAGTAACCATTGTTTTATTACCTCTTATACAGTGCATGATTGCACAGTAAAAAACCTGGACACGATATATGCCCAGGCTTTTTCCTTTGGAATCACACAGCGATTACATCACCGTAATCCATTCTCCGTTTCCACCTTGCCCATACCAATACGAATCTGAATCATCGTACTGTTCTGGTGTTACATCGAAACCGTTTCCGCCAGCCTCGATGCTCTCAGCATTACGCTCTAAGGTGCTACGTTTTGGTGGAGTTTGTTCCAGTGTTGGTACACCGAGAACAGTTACCACTCCCCAATCACTCTCAATATCAATACCCTCGTTCGCAAGATGCTCCCGAGAATACAGAATCAGATTGAGATACTTAGCCTTTGGAACTTCGGTATCAGAAGCGTTGACCCACATAACCTTGAAGGGTTTTTCTTCTCTACCTGTTCCACTTCGGACCGTCATGTCTTCTTTGATTGCCATACCAGGGACTACCTGGACAACACCTTGAAGGGTTGTGGTAAAATCATTCTCGACAAAAAGGTGCTGGCATATCTCAGGATATTCCTTTGAGGTTTGCCATTTGCCATCTCGATCCAAGACTGCACTTACAAAATCATCAGCCCCGATTCCAGTTATAGTAGTACCTGGGCAGTCGGGATTAAAAGTATTCGTTCGACAGAACTGCAACAGTTCGATTGTAGTTTCCATGATTGTTTTATTACCTCGTTTCTGTGCTTGATTGCACAATACAAAACCCGAACGCGTAAACGTTCGGGCTTTATACAATGTCATCAAGGATGAATCAGAGATTTCCCAATCTCATTTTTCAGGCGGAACTTATTGATGGGCGCATAGCAGGCACCCATATCGTGAGCCCCATAGGGCCCAAGAATATCAGACAAAGGAATATCAGCATGTCCTTCCTTTGTTTGGTCTAAGGTTCCAATGCGGACAGCGTTCATCAAACCTTTCTGCCACTGACCAAAGTTGAGAGCATATCTTTTTGCGGACTTGAGATCCGTGATGTACTCCGCTTCGCAAATGATAGAAGCGATGGGGTTTTGTTCTATGGGCCAGCCGGGATCTATGATTGCCAGCATCCCACACAAGAAGCCGTTGCCATAATGAAAGCCTGCAACTTCCTGGCCCCATTCCTCTCCACTGAGAATCCCAAGTTGGTACATCCTCATACCAGGCAGGCCAAACTTCTTCTTAAAAACTTTTGTCCGTCCTTTTATGACGTGAGGCATCCTTTCCCTTTCATCCCTACCAGAGTGCAAAGCCTCTAATAGAATAGTAGGAAGATGTTTGCTCCCATCCTTGGCCGTCATATCTAAAATCGTTTTCATGTTTTTTTATACCTCTTTGTTTGTGCTTGATTGCACAGTAAAAAGGCTGATCGCTTTCACGACCAGCCTTCTTCCTTTGTAATCAAACTCTACTATGAAACGGCCATCTCTACGCCATCCCAATAGTAGGTCCGTTCTTCGACAAGAAAGTTGTTGGACTCGGTTGGGACGGGGCCCGTTTCTATCCGATGATGAAGCCCACTTACAAAGTGAGACTTCATCTTCTTGAGTATGTCATGGTCAGTACCGAACCAAAAGTCAGTGTAGCTTTTACCGCTTAGACACGTAACCCTAACCCAAAACTTATCCATTTTTCCCGCCTTTGCAGTCAACAAGCAAGACCACAATCAAAACTAAATAAAGATTGATTAAGAACGTCATGCTTGTGCCACAAGTTTCTTGTGCTCAGAGATTGCGATGGCAGCCAACAGAATCGTGCGGTTCACGGAGGTTTCTCCCCGTTTACCTTTTGCCAAGATTCTTTTCAGTTCAGCGGCCAGTTTCTTTTCTCGCTCTGTCATGTTTTTTACCTCCTAATGATAACTTAGTTAACATGAGACAGAACACTGTCGTTTGATAGTGTCCTGACTGGAGCCAACTAAAACAAAGACCATACCAGAACGGTTCTACTAAAAAATAAAACCGTTTCGTGAAGATGTGAGAAAGCCCCTACCGGTTTCCCGATAGGGGCTTTTTCGTTTCCGCTTCTTCACTTCTTCGCGGTCTTCTTCGCGGGTGTCTTCTTCTTCGGTGGCGGCAGAAAGTCGCCGTTCTCGTCCATCCAAGGCGCCAGGTCCGGCCGAATGGTTTTCGCCGTGGTCGTCGCTTGCTTGCGGTCAACCTCGGCACCGTTTGAGAATCGCGAGAGAAGCGCGATAGTCTCCGCCATGAGCGCTTCTATCTCATAGGGGCGTTTCGCTTCTTTGGGGATACCTTCCCCACCTCGGAGATGTCGAAGCCAACCCGCCGCGCGTGCCGCTTCCTCAACCCGGTTCCACGTCCTCGCAGTATCGGCCTTCTTCGCTGCGCTATCCCACGATACGCAAACTGTCCGACCGTTCTCGTCCGCCAGTGCGAAACCTTCTGGACGTGCTCCGGTTTTCTCTCCGGTTTCTTCATCGAACGTATCGCGCACCAAATAGAAGACAGCGTTCGACGGTTGCCCGTCAGCCTTTCCGCCTACGGGATGCGCCTCGATACGGAACGCGCAAGGTAGAACCCGCGCTCTTTCGTCCGTGGCGACCCGATAGGGAAACGGATTGTAGCTGTTCCGCTTCTCAAAAAGTGCCTTTGCTTCCGCTTCGATGTCTTGCATAGTCTTACTCATTTTGTTTTACCTCGACCCGTTTTATCGGGCTTTCTAACTGGCTTAATCGCCAGTTATCGAAAGGTGCGACCCGTTACCGCTTCGCACCTTCAGATAACTGGACTGCGAAAACCGCGCCCTTTTCAGGGAAAACGGCGCGATTCTCGCAGTCAGTTTGAGGTTTTCAACATTGCCTCCATTCGTATTTAATACTGGGAAAGACTGTCCAGGTTCATTCTGGCGTGTCGCTCGAAGAAACAAGCGGACAACGTTTTCATACGTCCCTACTTTTCACTCAAGTCTATTCGCGTGCTCGCCCGGTCGTCGCCAGGTGTAGCCGTCTCAAAACCCGCTCAATCTATCCGTTCTCATAATGTCAAAGTACACCCATTGAGTGTATCAGATGCAGGGCACTTGTTCGACGGGTGATATGTCAAGGGAATGTCAAGGATATGAGAGCCGCTATACGCAGGCGAGCTGCTATAGCAACTGCACTGCAAATGCAACTGAGCTGCAATAAGGGTTTTCGGAAAAAAGCACTTCCGGTTAAGGCCGGGGGGGGGTTGTTCCGGGGGGGAGTCCCACCAAACGCGATACCAGTATGGCGGAAAACCCCGTGGTATAAATGAATATGAAAGAAAAGTCGCTGATAGCGCCGATGTTTCGGTTGTGGTGTAGTGGATCAAAGGCAACGTGGGTGGATACGTTGGGGATGATAGACTTCTTTCGGGCATATCCGCTAGGCTCACCGTTTATGGAGCAGGAGTCCCAACGGAATTTAGAACTTACCCCCAAAAAGCAGCAGATCACGCGGTATATCCGGCGATATGCGGATATTAATCCCGTGTTTAAGCAGGTATTACTGTCTGAGTCCTTTGGGGTGGCCCCGAAAGCGTGGCCGAAGGTGATCGAGGAATCATTTCCAGTAAATGAGCCTCCTAGCCCGTATGAAATGGCATGTGCTTTCCTAAAGGCGCCTGCACCTAGGCATTGGGGCTTCTTGAGTTCATATGAAGACAGGCACTTGGTTAGTGGCTTTATGTGGTACCTAGCCGGGGCACCGCCTCCAGCGATTGCAGAGGCTCTCCAGTGTTCTGTGCAGACACTCTACAATCGATTCTCTCGTCTTATCTCCTGGGCAGGGAACGCGTCTAAGTTTGTCATATGGGCCGTTAGCACTGATCTCATGCCCATCGTTACGAATCAGCGTAGGGCAAGGGCTCTCGCTGCCCTATATCGGGGGGATGGCTTGAGTAGATGGCTAGGTGACGCTAGGAATTCGTTTCGGATCTACGATGAGATCGTAAAAACACCCTATATGCAGGCCCAATTAAAGGCTAAGGCTGCATTTGCCCCGATCCCTCGCCCAATCTACACCCCTGGGCTAGTTTTTCCGTCTATTCAGGCTAAGAGAGAGTGGGAGTCTACCGATTCCCTGCCGACACGCTGGTTAATGCGCTTTAGGTATAGGTTTATGGAGTTGAATCCAGATGAAAAACTTCCCTGGGCTAAGTTACCTTTGCGCGTACCGGTGTATGATAGGGATGACCCCGAGGTGAAGAATGAACTTCGACGACGTGCTAGAAAACGACGACAACGAGCCCGATCTGCCAGCAGCGGTTGATGAAAACCTTCCTGCCGTGCCCGATCTAAACTCGATTCTAAAGGATAAGGGCGTGCGTAGCGTCGAAGACGTACTGGATTATGCCTCGATGTGTGCGATGGCTGTCGCTAATGGAAACGTTCCCACTAAACTAAGCAAAGAACTCAGGCTGTGGGGCGAGTTAATGTACTCATGTGTCCAAACTCAGAACATCACTAATGGGGATGGGGACGTAAACTTTATTGGGCAGTTGATTCAGATCGCAGGCAATCCAGAGGCGCCTACGCTCAAGGATGCGGCGAAGGTTATCGACTCAGTACCCGCAAAACCAAAGGCAGTAAATGAGTAACAAAGGCACATCGGCTAAGGGTAATCAGCCAAGCCAGTCCTCTAGGCCATCGGGGGTAGGGGGGAAACCGTCAAGCACTCAGAAGACACAAAATATGTCGCCTTTAGGCGGAAATGCCGCTCAGGTGCTCCAATTTCTCCAGTCTCCGAACAAGTCTCTCCCGGCGTTTGGTCAAGTACATGACCAGCAAACCGGACGGTTCGTACCTTACGATCCTTACCGATTGACAAAAACTCTGCAAGCGGAAATTCTTAACTATATGTCGAACCCTCCTCTGACTGATGCTGGTCAGACGAAGTTTTTGACGGTGCTAACCGCTAGACAGATGGGCAAGTCTCTCACTTCTGAGTATGCCTGTTATCCGAAAGCGGCTTTTACTCCAGCCCATGACCATGTGTGCATCGCGGATACGAAAGATCGCGCAGAATACCTACATAAACGTGTTCACCATCTTCACGAACGTTGGCCGAAGAAGGTTCGTAGCCGTACAATCCCAAATCGAGAGGCGAGGCAGTTGACCTTTCGCCCACTCGAAGGTGGGAAGATGCGTGTCCTCTCGGCTGAGACTGGAGCAGTTGGTATCGGTCAAAGCCCTGATACGTTCCATGCTTCTGAGTGCGCGTTTTGGGCTGACTTCGCTGGATCTATGTTCCTTATCTATCCATCGATTATGAACCGGGACCATGCCCTAGCAATCTTTGAGTGTACTCCGTGGGAGGCTCGGGATGACTGGCATCAACACTGCCTTGAAGCGAAGAATGGTGTGGGTCGTCACCACTATTTGTTCAAACCGTTTTGGGATGGAAATCTTAACGCCCGTCCCTGGAAAGACGATTGGCAACTAGACAATGAAGAAATCGATTTGCTCCATCGTTACGGATCTGAAGGTCTGACAAAAGAGAATCTAGCGTTTCGCCGTCTGATGCTATCCACTGACGTAAAGATTCGCCGTAATCCAGAATTCTTCAAAGTGTTCTACCCCTTTGATGACATCAGTTGTTGGATTGCTTCAGCGCAGTCTGCGATTCCCGCACACGTTCTTGAGAAACACCAAAAGAAAGCTACCGTGGCATGGCGTGGGCCGTATATGGAGTATGAACAGCCCGAGGCTGATGCTCGATACGTCATGGGTGTTGACCCTTGTGGTCATGCTGCGCGAGATCACGCAGCGTTTCAGATTCTAAAAGTCTATGATGGTGAATGGACTCAGGTAGCGACATATGCTGACCACTCTGACCCGCTTCTATTCACCAAAGCAATCTCAAAAGCAGCGAAGAAGTATAACAATGCGCTTATCGTGGTTGAGTCTAACGGTGTTGGGCAGTCCATTCTCGCGCTTCTCCGTGATTGGGGCTACTCAAATCTTTTCTACGAAAAGCTAAAGCGTCCAGGTTTTACTACAACGTCAAAATCTATTGATCAGACAATGGGTTGGTTGACGGATTCGCTTCTCGATGACCTTGTGCTCCATGACGCGAATACTGTAGAGCAACTTCTTAGCTATAAAAATGATAAACGAATCGAAGAAAATGCAAACGCTGAGTTGGCTCGCGGTTCTGCGAGTAGACGACGACGGGATCGACATCACTGGGATAAAGTTTCTGCTTTAATCATGGGGATTGTAGGGGCTCGCGCCCTTCCCCGCCGAGGTAAACCTGTCTTTGAGAGTGAGAGTAAAGATGATAATCTCGTACTGTTCCCTACGTGGGATAGTTGGGACGCGTATCAAACATCCGTTAGTCAAGATAAAGCGCGTCAAAGTGGAGTACACAAAAAACGGAAAACGTGGTATAGAAAAGGACCAAAATGGAAATAGGAGTTTCTAATGTCGAGCGCAATTAGCCTTAAAGAAGCACGAACCGCAGCCATAAAAAGAGCGATGAATAAGCGCCGACCGGGGGGGATGTTCGGCTCTCAGCCTGGTAGCCAAATGTTCGGTTCTCCTTTTTCCAGAGGAATGTTCGGCTCACAAAGAGCCAGAAAACCTCGGGCGCAACAATCAGGTGGATCGGATGCGGCTTCAATGACTCAATCCGAAAAACAGGGCAGTCAGAAGCTACAAATGTCGCAAGGTTTGGGTAAGTAGTGCCTCACATACCCCACATCATCGCTCGAAGGTCGGCAGCTTGTCATGCTATCGCTCGCCATGCGGGGCCTCAAACTGACTGGAAAGTCGAAAATGATGGTGAGTTTTCTCACATCACGTCTAAGCAAATGAGAGATCGCCTTGAACAAACGGATTATTCTATTGGCCTCACCTTTGAAGAGGATGCTGAGAACATCGGCGTCCGGTCTATCGAATTGCCGGAAGAAATGCGTGGACAGGGAATTGGGACGCAACTCTATCTACAGGCACTCCAGTATGCGAAAGACAATGGGCTCGGATTTAAGAGCGACCTTGCTCCAACACCGGATGCCATCAAAGTCTATGCAAGATTAGCGCAGTCGGGTATTCCCATTACGCAACAGCACGTAGAGTCTGAAGGAGGGAGAGTCCTTCAGTTTTCTATTCCTGCGGAAGCTTTGCAGGAAGTAGAGATAAACATGAAAGAGGAAGAATAGGTGGGACTTAAAGGAAAACAGATTCGGGATTTGATTAGTGTCCACAAAACGCGATCAGAAGAAGAGCGTAAAAAGTGGGACCGCTATCTGCGGTACTATCGGTCTGAGTATTGGGGAGAAAACCGCGACCTCCAAAGTGGGTTTGACGACTCGGACGTTGCTGTTGAAACTAATTATCCCTATTCATTCGTCGATTCGATGGTCAGTTCAATTGTCCCCCCGAATCCGCAAGTCACGGTAAATGCCCGTAACGATCTTCGTACTGATTTTGCGAAGTATCGAGAAGCCCTTGTTAATGATACTCTAAAGCGAGTACGTGCCGCTCAATTGCTTTGGCGCCTTTCGACCTATGCTTCTGTATACGGTCGAGCGATTATGAAGGGTGTCTGGAGGTTCTCCAGAAAACGGGCTGAGTTTCGTATCCTAGATCCTAGATTCGTTTTCTTCGACCTTTCGGCAGAACGTTGGGAGGATATTCGGTATCTAATCGAAGTCACCACCATTACTCGGGAAGAGTTTAAGCGTAGGGCCAAGGCTCCCCGCGACCCTAATAAGCCTCGGGGTAAGCGCCGGTATGATGGCGATGTCGTTAAGCGGGCTCAGTTTGGTAGTTACCCACGTTGGCTAAAGCCCGCTCTCAAGAAAAGTCGGGACATTAGTTCTGAAGCTTTTGATTGGATCACTGTCTATGAGGTCTACGATTTCGTAGGTAATAAGTATTACCATTACCTAGCAGACGAAGAAGAACCGCTATTCCAAGATAAACTTCCATATCGGTTTGTACGCAATAACTATCGTTTGCTTACCTTCAACGATAATATGCAAAGTCTTGAAGGCATTTCCGATATTCAATTGATTGATCGGCAACAGCAAATGCTCAATGAGTTGGACACTCTAGAGTTGAGGCACGCTCAATCATCTATTCCGGTCACGCTATTTCAGTCGGGACTCGTAGATAACCCTGGGGCATTTATCAAGGATCTCCTTGAGGCTACAAGTCCAGGGGATGCTGTAGCTATTCATGCAAAACCGGGCATTGGTATTGGCGACATTATCGCAAATACTCCCACTACAGCTTTGTCCCCTAGCTTCAATACGATGCGCGAGCGGATCACTAAAAACATTGAATTCACCCTTGGGCTACCTCAATTTCAACGCGGTGTAGTCGGCGTAGCCGATGTCGCTACTGAAGTTGCACTAGCGGAAACGGCTGTACGGACACGTAACGGTCGTCGTCTACAGGCAATCCAAGATGTTATTCAATGGATGGCAGAGATTACTGTTGGCTTATACGAAGAATTCCTTGAACCGGGTAGCCAAATTCCTGTCCGACTTACGGGTCGTCAAGAAGCTATGATGGTTTCTCGCCGCACATTCGGTGCTCGCGATCCAGGGTCTGTCCATGACGGAACACTCTTAGAAGATCCGCTAGACTTTGATTACGATGTTATTCCATACTCCCCAACAGAGAACAGCCGAACCATCCAATTGAGAAACCTTTCTCAAGTTTTGGATCTTCTATCGGCGTCGGCTGATATTGATAAGCGCCGATTGGTCGGTACAGTCATTGACCTTTTGAATCTTGATCCTGATTTAATGATTTCAGAGGAAGAAAAGGCGATGCAGCAGCAGGCTATGATGGCGCAAATGGGTATGGGAGGCGGTGGGGAACCCCAAAAACAGCTTCCACAAGTAAATCAACGAGATATTCGTGATACAAGTACACCTGGGGGACCGATCGCTTCAACCGGTCCTCGCGTAGTTCTTCCAACCGGGGCGGCTGGTGGCCCTGGAGATCCCGCACCTAAGAGGAAATAGTAATGGCAACTCCAGATTTTATCCAAGAACCCGGTTCCCCCGCTACCGCTCCATCACCGGAGATTAGTCTGGAGTCTATTCAGCGAAAAATAGCAAGTGCATTTGATGCTGGAAACTACGCTGAAGTTGCTCGCCTTTCGGCAATCACTAAAGAGATTAGTAATCGCCTTATGCGCGATTTGCAGACCGATGTAAAGTATCAACGGGTTCAACGAAACCCTGAAGGCGCATCGGAAGAAGATCGAAAGTATGCCCAGGATCTCACAAGTAAGATCGGCCTTGCGCGTCGAATGAATCAAATGACTCAGTATGCTCAACGCCTTGAAGGGCAAGGGGCGCCCGCTGAAGATCCTGGGCTTTCTGTAGGAGAACAGGTAGGGGGCCGAGCAGCAGTTGTCGGTACTGGTGAAGCTGCATCTAGGGCTGTGAGTAAGGGCCAGCTTGAAGCCTCTAAAGCTGCGGCACAATCGGCTAAACGTTCTCTCGGCGGTCAGGCAGGAGCAGAGGCTAGAGCAGCGAATAAAGCTAAAGCAGCAGCTAAAAGTGCTACAGGTAAAATAGGTTCCACAACTAAAGCCGTAGAAAAGGCTGCACTTAATCCGGCGATTAACCCGACGCCGGGAACACCCGGAACAGACACAAAAACAGGGGCGACAAAGGCTCTTCGTACAGCAAAAGCGGAACAGGCCGCAGCAAAAGGCGCGGCTGGTGCAGCGCAACGTACTGCTAGTCGAGCGGCGACTGATGCCGCAGCTAAGAAAGCACTTGCGAAAAGCTTTTCTCCAGTTGCTGCGAGATCCGCTCCCCGCCTATTCGGTGCGATGGCAGCGGCTGAACTTGAGTTGCTATTGGCCCCTGTCGTAGCTTTCTATCAAACAGCCAGTGAAATCGGAGACTTCTTTAGCCGCTTAGAGTATGCGAGCGAAACTCTGGGCAGGCCCCTTGGAGTTAATGATCTTTCGACAAAAGACCTAGAGGCTCTAGGCGCTAGTCCCGGTATCCTTTCCAGAGCATATGCGAATAATGCTATCGACAAAGAAGCGTTCTTCTTCGCTGATCCCGAAGGTGCCGTCGAAAGTGGCGTTGTTTCAGAGGATGAAGTCCAAACTGCTCCTGGCAGTGGCCCTGTGGTTACTCCCGTTGATACATCAGAAGCTGAATATGAAACGCTCCAATCTGAGTTAGCCCAAAAACCTGCTAGTCCTCGGATCGGTGAAGAGGTATCTGACACGGGAGAAGAGGGCGGTCCGACTTTGAGTAAAATGTCTTCGGGAATTAGAGGAGAAATGTATAAAGATCCTGTCGATGAGGGCCTTTGGGCTTCGGAGCAGACTCCCGATCCGTCAGTCGGAGAATCTCAACAAGATATGTCTACTCCCGAAGCACGTAAAGATGCCGTAGCTAAAGCGATGGCGCCGAAAAGGATTCCGGCTCCAGAAGGCGCTGTTCGTGAATTCGAAGGTGATGGCGGTTGGGCGTACGCTGTTATGCCGAACAAAGACATCAAAATCATCGGTGCTCCAGCAGGTCACCGTCCCGGTATGCTTTTGAAAGCAGGGTCTGATCGTTTCTGGAAACCGATTGCAGAAAAATTCGGAATTGATGAGACTCCAGAAGTATCAATGGCTGATGTAGATATTCCAGAAGAACCCGAATCAGATGGCAGAGAAACGCTGACTGAATATGACCCGATAGGTGGGAAAAAGAAGACACCTCCACTCGATATTGGGCATATCCCTAGCGATGTGGGGATCTAGATGCCCTTGTATAAGATAGAGTGCCCTAACTGCGGGGTAGTAGATGATGTTTTAGCACCTCGGGCTACGGATGGTGAAGATTATCCGTGCCCCGATTGCGATGCTGTTGGGAAGAAACTCCCCACAATGTTTGCTACTGCGGGAATCATTTTCTCTAATCCACTGGTAATCAACTCAGCGGGCCTCAAAGCAGAATCTAATTCTGAGGCTCGCCAATACCTCAAAGATAATCCTAACTGTAGATTCGTTGATCGCAGTAGCACTTATTGGCAGAATAAGCGCGAACGTCTACATGAACGTAGGGAACAGCGCGTCCAGAAGCAGGGCTATAAAGATTGGAATAATTTCCAAAAAGAAAAGAAGCTTGAGATAAAAGATAAAGCTACAAAAATTACTTTAGATACAGGAGCAAAAAATGCCCGCTGAAAATCCCGCTGCTTACCAACAGATGACCTCTGAAGATTTGATGAATCAAATTAATGAGGAATTGGCAAAACTTGAAGTAGAAGAAGCCGAACTCGGACCGGGGGCGTCAGGGGCTGAAGGTTTGCCAGAAGTAGATTCAGAAGACATGAGGGCGGAAGCCGCTCTTATGGATGCCGAAGGTTCTGCCCCGTCCGATAATGATGCAGAAGCAGCCCTGGGCACAGCTTTGGCCTCTGGCGTTTCCGATCCCGCATCTGTTATGAATGAGTTGCGGGCACAAGGTTTTGAGATTGTTCGTATTGGAGGTATGGAAGAGCCTCCAGTGGACGAAGAGCCGCAAGAAGGAGAGGTGTCTATGTCAGACGCTCGAAGTAAAGCAGTTGAAAATGCTATGGGAGGAACTGCATGAGTGATGAATCTATGGAATCCACAGAAGGGGTCGAATCGGTATCCGAAGAAACTTCTTCCGAAGAAGTCAGTGATACTTCGGAAACCGAATCGGTATCCGAAGAAGCTTCCGCTGAAGCAGAGTCTTCAGCAGAACCGGAATATCGTCTGCCTGAATTCGATTTTGGTGCTTGGGATGGTCAAGTTGAAACGCTTCCAGATCCATACCGTCCAGTACATGAGGGTCTTAGTGGGCATCTAAATAAAGAATTGGATAGTATCCGTAATTCTCTTGAACAGGATCGTGAGTTGTATCAAGCCCTTCTTGAAGGGGAAGATATTGGAAAAGATTTCCGAGAGAAATACAACAAAGCTGAACAGCAGTTGGCCCAATACGAAAAAGATAAACAATCTTGGGCAGATCAAAAGTCTAAGTTTGAAGAAAGCATCAATGAATACCAAGGCCGTATTGATCAGATCAACGCTAAAGAGAAAGCAGAAGCTGAACAATGGGCTCGGGATTTTCAACAAAAGAACGCTGATGTAATGGACAATGATGAAAGCCGAGAAAAGTTTCTCCAATTCATTAACGATGGAATTGATCCAGAGATTGCCGTAGATTTTGTTCGCAGTAATAATCCAGCATATGTCCAGACAACTCTGTCTTATATGGCGCAAAACGTCCCCCCTCACTACGCTGTTAGGCTGGCTAAGGCAGACTCTAAAGTTTCAGAGACAACATCCGTCAAACCACGGGCTAGCGCACAGATGACAGCCGGTGCTACAGAAACGGCTAATGTCCCTGAGAGTGCCGAAAAGTCAGTTTCCGACAAAGCTTTCGGGATTCACGATGCCCGTAAACTCGCAGTTGCGCGTGCCTTTAAGCGCCGCACCGGGTAATCTATTTCCGCTACTAGTCCTTTACCGGAGTATTCCCTATGGCTATTTCTGCCGAAGTATTGAACGACGCCCTTCAGGAACTCGCTCCGCGTTATCAAAACCTTTTTGAAACGTGGTCCCCTGTCCTGAGTAAGATTGTTAAAAACGGAAACATTGAACGAAGCCGCCTTCGCGGTCCGTACAAAGAATTCCGTGTCATCACCGGAGGCCCTGGTGATGTGACCCAAATTGTAGACGGTGGTGAGCGCCTTGCAGCTACTCGCGCCGACATTACAGCGAAGGGTAACACTTACGCCTCTCGTCTTGTTTACTCTTTCCTTGTCCCCGACAAGGATATGGCAGAAGCAACCGGCCCCGCAGATGTGGAACACCTCATCAAGCAGTACCCTGAAGCTGCTTTGATGGATTTCCACCAACGTATCGCCAAGCAACTTGTGAACGGAAATGGTTCCGGTGTTGGCGGATTCCTTACGTTCAACGGTGATACAACCTATAGTCCACAAGGCACTGCCCGCACTGGCGCTTTTGAGTTTAACTCTACTCAGAACGATACAGTGTTCGGCCTTGCCAAAGAAGGCGCTGCTTCCGGAACAACCGGATGGAAGAACGGATACGGAAACATCACTTCGATGGCTTCTGACGGTATCTCAACTCTTCGTAAGGAATACTTCCGCGCTTCTCGTAAGGGTAAGATGCTCGGTCCAGTCGATATTCTTCTGGCAGACGAAACTTCTTTCTCTAACTACATTGATCTTCTCGAAGATCGGATCATTGTGGAAGAAGCTGTCAAGGGCGAAGCCGGTGTCGATGATGTCACTCAAGGCGTTAAGTTCTTGAAGGCTACGATGTATATCGAAGAATTCCTCGACCCATCCGTCTTCTCGACAGCCAATGCTCAAAACGGTGTGATCTACGGCCTCAAGTCTTCGACTTGGCACACATACACCCTGGGCAGCGACGACAAGATGGAAACCAAGGGTGATTTCTCAGTCCGTGGTCCTCTTCGCCGTCCTGACATGGACGCTCACCAATTCGAGTATGTGCTTTACATGGGTATGTACTGTGATTTCCTCGCCGCTAACTTCGCCGTTACCGGTGGTAACATCGCTTAGTTTAGGAGCCTAACCATGAGCGGAACCGCTTTTCCATCTACTGTTTCTCAAGTCGATACTACTGCTCGATTCCCATTGGGCTACGAAGTAACTCTGCCTGCTACAAAGAGTTCTACTCTTAGTGTTGAGAATGACACTGGCCCCCAAAAGTGGGTCTACATTCTTGCAGATGAGGAACTTCTTGCTGGTGATATTGTCCAAGTAAACCCTGATTGGGCTTCACCTTTCCACGGCCATAAGTCAGATGGTGGAAATACTCGGAATCAGATCATCGGTGTTGCTCAGCACACAATCGCATCTGGCTCTTACGGATTTATCCAGTGTGGGGGTTACGCGACCTACATTCAAGGTGACGGCGATGTTGCTGCTGGTGAATCGATCATGTGCCACGCTACGACCGATGGCATGGCTGATACATGGGCTGCTGGTGCTGGCGCTGAAGAGAAGATTCTCGGAACCGCTTTTACGGCTGATGCTGCGGACACCGCTGTCGGTAGCCGGGTTGTTTTCGCCGGTATGTTGAAGCTTTAATTAAATCGGAGGGGTTGCCAATCGGCCCCGAGGGGCGTGAACAATGAACCGTGCCGACATTCGGCAAGCAATCTTTGATCAGATTGATTGGCAACCCGACAACTCTTCCG